GGACCCTCATTTCGAGGGTCCTCAACTGAGATCATATCTCGGTAAGTATTCCATACACCCTGGGTAGAGTTCTTTCATAGAGGATGCCGACTATGAGTAATCGCAGCAGGAGTAACGATGGTCGTTTCATGGAATGCGGTAGTTACTACGCATTCGGAAACCTCCAAGATTACGCCTGCATTACTCACGGTCCGTACGAAAGTTGCAACGATACGGTCGGAGAGCGAACAACTTCAAATGTGTTCGACCTCGTCCGTACGTTTACGCACTTTCCTACTGTCACAGGAGCTGGTGAATTTGTCGGTTACCCGATACAATTTCACCCGGGACCTGATGACCCACGCGGTGCTTGGCCAGCTTACAATCTGGCAAGCAAGAATAACGCCGCTTGGGAGATACTCGCCAAGACTAACCCGTCCGTTCCAGATGTGAACGTTCTGAGTTATCTCGGTGAGTTGAAGGACATCCCTGGCACTTTCCAGGACTGGGGCCAGTCTCTTCTTAGAGACGTCGCTAGGGGATATATCTCCTGGCGATGGGCCGTCAGACCTTTGGTAAGTGACCTTGCAAAGCTGATTAAGTTCCAGAATGTGGTTAATCGCCGCATGATGGAGCTTTTCGCTTTGCGCGATGGTAGAACTCTGAGGAGACGTTGTAGCCTTGTTCGAGACACCAGTACAACTAATACCCTTGTAACTCTACATGGGATTAGGTTCTTCTGGCAAGCCTGGCGCCGGGTTACTATGCGTACCGAAAGCTGGGGAACGGCTGAGTGGAAACTCAAGCCAGACTCCAAACTACCGCAGTTGGGTTTCGTGCCCCTTGAAGGGCTCGCTCACTCTTCTGCGACAGGTATTAATAGTTACGGTGCCTTACAAGCTGCATGGGAGTTAACTCCATACAGCTGGCTAGTGGATTGGTTCAGTAACGTCGGGACTTGTCTCGACGCCTGTAACAATGCACTCGGTCTCGATTGGGGTCGTATATCCCTAATGCGTACTTCGACTTCCAAGTCGGATTATACTGCAATAGGGGTGCCACCTAGTCAGTATACCATCAATGGATGGTACATTGAAGAGATGGAACGAAAGGAAAGATATCCTGTCTTTCCAGCTATCCCGTTTCCTCTACCCACCCTGCCTCTCCTTACGGGGAGGCAGATGTCGATCCTAGGTTCATTGGCGGTCCTTAAGGCCGTTAAGGCCAAAGGATTACGCTAGCCCTAGGAGGTTCTCACATGTTAAGTTCTCTCGTGCTCCCACAAGTTGGTGGAAACATCACCTTTGTGCGGATCAACCAGGACGACTACTCGTCAGAGTGGATGTTCCGGAATTCAACAACGAAGTACGTCGCCAAGATTCGTCATACCAAGACGAAAGCTACGGCGGATCGTCCGAGTTATGATCGGCACAACTTTGAAGTCGTGCAGACCATTTTCGCGGCAGGAGCCGTAGCGGAGTATGAACGCAAGTTCTACTTCGTCTACGAGGTGCTCCCTTCGGACACATCGGTTGACCTCGGAGATGCAGTTGCCGATCTGGCAATTGCAACTTCGAACGCCTTTCTGGTGTCGTTGAATGGCTGGGATTCCTAAAGTAACTGTCCACGGAGCCATCTCTAAGAAAGAGGTGGTTGTTATCCTACCTTGGAGGTAGGACCCGGACACAGGATACTGAATTCCAGTTGGATGAAATGAGAGTTCATTAACAGCATGGGACATTCTAAGGAGTTTAATCCTTCCATGTCTAAATGCCATGTTAGTGAGCTTGCACGCGTATATACAGCTATCTTCAAAGATGCTGCTTACGCGTACCCGACGCTGAAGATGGAATTTGAGAAAGATCTCACCCGTCTTCTGAGTGCCGTGGAGCGAAGAGGTATTCATGTTTATCTTGAAGACCTCCCAGCTGTTGGCAAGCATCTGGATAGATGTCTTGCCGGCGGCCAGTACAAGTTGTCAGGTTTACCTCTTACAAAGAGGTTTTCTGGCAAGGTGGTGATCCCGAAGTTTCTTCGGGGACTCTACCTACTGGTTTTTCACGACACGGGTCTCTTGAAGGAAGTCCCAGATACTGAGGCGATACTTTTTCTACGGCAAATTTTATTTGCTGCGAAGAAGGTTACCCTCACACTGGACTCCAGCAAGATCGAGAACGAAGTTCTCGAGTTTGTTGAGGTCGATGAGTCACTACCAGAGCTCGATGAGTTCTGGAATGCGGAGCCCACTGATTCTAACCAAAGAAAGGACATAGGCTACAATGGATTTTGTAGATCTGCCCTCTATGCGGAAAGAGTCAATGCTCTGCCTACGCATAAGCGTGGGCAACTCGCGGTCTTCCTGGCTGCTCTTGACTTCCTGTCAGGTGCAGTTACCGCCAGCCTCGGATCTTACGATCCTCGGGATTGGCGCTTCAAGCACGGACCAGGTGCTATTTCGGAGAAAACTGGAGCGACCAATAAGTATTATTGGTCGAACTGGTCAAATTCTCTGGAAAACGAGTACCCAATCGCAGACTATGGTTTCCATAGTTATACGAGTTGGGCAAACAGAGCAAACCGTGACAACTCTATTGGTTCGCAAGAACCTTCGAGTCGAATGGTTGCTGTTCCAAAGACCTACTCGAAGCCTCGGCTTATCGCCGCGGAACCGAGCGAGAATCAGTGGTGTCAGCAAAACTTGCTGGCCTACTTCTCTCAACGAAGCAGAGACACGTGGATTGATAACTTTGTTCGTTTCAACGATCAAACTGTCAATCAGCGCCTTTGCACGCGTGGGTCCCAGGATGGCACGTTGGCTACAGTCGATTTATCGGCTGCTAGTGACCGTGTTACCTGTCATGCTGTAGGGCAGATGTTTAGGAGCAATCCTAGGCTACTAAACTGCCTGAAAGCATCTCGTACTCGTAGTGTACGGCAAACTCTAACGCCAAAAGCGCGCGAGGTTGTCGTTTTGAGAAAGTTCTCCACTATGGGTAGTGCTTGCACCTTCCCGATCGAGTCATTGCTATTCTTCTGCATTGCCACGGCTGCGACTCTGGTAAGTCGCAACCTAAAGCCATGTATGAAGAACGTGATGGCCCTAGTAGGAGAGGTGGCCGTCTTTGGGGACGACATAGTCGTCCCCACTGACAGTCGGGAGCTGATGTTCGAAGCCCTTGAGATACTCCATTTCAAGGTCAACGCCCAAAAGTCTTTCTGGACTGGGAAGTTCAGAGAGTCATGCGGGGTTGATTCCTATAGCGGTGTCAATGTGACACCAGTCTACTGGAAGACTTTTAACACCGGCGGTCCGGAGGCTCTAGCAAGTGTGATCGATACGCGGAACAACTTTTACCAAAAGTTCTTCCTCAACGTATCGGCATATCTTGCGTCGACGCTACCAAGCCTTACGGCCTACGTAGATCAGAACTCCGGAGTCATGGGTCTGAAGAGTCGTTTACCTGTGTCGAATCGTCTGAAAAGACGATATAACGAACACTTGCAACGATTCGAGGTCTTGGCTTTGTCTTCAACTAAGACTCAACCGAGAACGCCGACCAATGACGATTCTGCATTACTTCAGTTCTTCACTGAAGATCCGGCTCCGGGTATTCCCTGGACTCACGGGTACTTGCAGAGATCGAGGTCTCAAGTGAAACCTCGGTGGGTATCAGAAAATGAAATTACACTATCGTGTAACTCTAAACCCTGATAATTAGGATGATAGATGATGGCTAACCTGGCTGCATTAGCACTTTGTGCTTAACGGATCCCACGCCTCAATCGATCGACATATGCGTGATCACACATTGGTAATGTGCGAACACTACTGACTTCACGGGACGAAAGTCCCAGTAGGCCATACGCGACAAGCGTACGAGCTGATGAAGCAGGCTATGACGAGGATAGGTTCACAAAGGTTCTCGGTTTACCGAGACCTGAAGCGAACTATTGACGTGATCTCCGGCAGTCGGGATGCCACATCTTTCCATCTGGGTAGCAGC